GGTCACGGCCTATCGACTGGTGCGAACGTGTTCTTGAGCGTTGATGCCACAGTAGATCAGACATTTGCAATCACTGCAAAGCCAGCGACTGCAAATAACCTTATGCGCCTTGAAGCATTTAACCTTTATGTAACTTTCTAATAGGAGAATTGAAATGCCAATGGTTGGTGGAAAAAAGTTCAGCTACGATGCAAAAGGTATGGCGATGGCGAAGAAAGCCGCCGCTAAAGCTGGCAAGGCAATGACAATGACCAAAGCGAAGAAGAAAAAGAAGTAAGGTGGCGAAAGATTCTCGCCTTACTCGTGTGGGCGTTTCTGGCTATAACAAGCCAAAGCGGACACCATCGCATCCAAAGAAGTCGCACGTTGTAGTCGCTAAAGAAGGTGATACGATAAAGACTATCCGCTTTGGTGAGCAGGGTGCAAAGACCGCTGGCAATCCAAAGGCTGGTGAGTCTGATGCGATGAAAAAGAAACGTGCATCATTCAAGGCGCGTCATGCCAAGAATATTGACAAGGGCAAGATGAGCGCAGCGTTTTGGGCAGACAAAGTTAAGTGGTAGAAGGTAATTTGATTAATGCAGATTCCAATCCTCAACGGTATATTCACAGATAACGGGCCAGACTTTAGAACGTCTTATCCCGTTAATCTTGTGCCTGTGCCAAAGACAAATGGAATCAGCCAAGGTTTTCTGCGCCCCTCTGATGGCATTGTTTCTAACGGCACTGGCCCTGGCACTGATCGCGGTGGCATAAACTGGAATGGCGTTTGCTATCGGGTAATGGGATCTCAATTCTGTAGCGTGGCAGATAACGGAACAGTCACTGCAATCGCTGATGTTGGAAACAATGGCAAAGATGTATCAATGGATTATTCCTTTGACCTTCTGGCTATCGCCTCAAACAACAATTTGTTTTATTATGATGGCACGACTGTTACGCAAGTTACCGATCCAGACTTAGGCATTGTAATAGATGTAGTTTGGGTTGATGGTTATTTTATGACCACTGATGGCGAGTTTCTTGTTGTGACGGAACTTAATGACCCGTTCGCAGTTAACCCCCTGAAGTATGGCTCAGCAGAAGCCGACCCCGATCCTATCACTGGATTGCTGAAGCTCCGCAATGAAATTTACGCGCTGAACAGAAACACCATTGAAGTCTTTGACAACGTAGGCGGAGACCTGTTCCCCTTTAGGCGCATTGAAGGCGCTCAGATCGAAAAGGGTTCTACTGGCACACACGCTTGCTGCATCTACATGGAGACCTGTGCGTTTCTTGGCAGCGGCTGGAATGAATCGCCAGGTGTTTATCTGGGCGTAAATGCCAATGCAAATAAAGTCAGCACACAAGAAATTGATGAGATTCTTCTAAACTATACCGAAGAAGAACTTGCGTTAGTTAACATGGAAGCGCGCAATGATAGGGCGCATGAACATCTTTATATACACCTTCCTGATCGCACACTGGTATACGATGGCGCTGCTTCCAAGGAATTGCAGCAACCAGTTTGGTTTATCCTAACCAGCAGCATTGAGGGATTCTCCAAATATCGCGCCCAGAACTTTGTCTGGTGCTATGATAAATGGTTATGCGGAGACCCAACATCTAATAGTGTTGGCTATCTTGTGAACAATATTTCGACACAATATGGCGATGATGTGCGGTGGGAATTTGGAACAACTATCGTTTACAACGAAGGTAGAGGTGCTATCATACAGCAGCTTGAGCTTGTAGGCTTAACTGGTTCTGTTGCCTTTGGGACTGACCCAACAATCAGCACAAGCTACTCTACTGATGGCCAAACATGGAGCCAGCAGAAATATATTAAAGCTGGAAAGACGGGCCAAAGAGCAAAGCGCCTAGTCTGGTTCCAGCAGGGATGGATGCGTAACTGGCGCATACAGCGATTCCAAGGCACATCAGAAGCCCATATGTCCTTTGCTAGATTAGAGGCGGCAGTTGAGCCGTTGGCGTTCTAATGGCGGTATTTCCTAAAAAGCTAAGTCTGACACGGGATCAGTTTGCCTCATTCCTACAGGACTTTGAGCAGATCAAGCAATTTGAACAATTGTTCTCAACCACAAATGCTAATTCGATTTCAATCGATGATGTAAACATTTCTGCTGGAAACGCTGGAGAGGGTGCAAACGATGCCCTTGCTCAAATCATTGAATTATCTGAAACACTAAACAAAGAGCCATCCCCTGCAAATGTAAGCCAGCTTGCTGTTATTGAAACGCAGCTTCAGAACTTGGCAATTATTCCTCCTGCTAACATCGGTTCAGTAACATCTGTAGCGGCAACAGGTGGTAGCACTGGATTAACCTTTAGCGGTTCACCCATTACAACTAGCGGCACATTGATTTTAGGCGGCACATTGGCTGTGGCAAGCGGAGGCACTGGGGCGATAACAGCGGCGCTGGCACGGACTAACTTGGGCGCGTCAACGCTGGGCAGCAATGTATTTACAATAACAGACCCTTCAGCAATTACGTTCCCGCGCTTTAATGCAGACAACACGGTTTCAGCTTTGGATGCCGCAACCTTTCGCACTGCCATTGGTGCAGGAACTGGTAGCGGTAGTGTCACCTCTGTTTCTGGCACAGGAACGGTCAACGGAATAACGCTTACTGGCACAGTCACCACATCAGGATCACTAACCCTTGGCGGCACACTATCCAACGTCAGCCTTACGAGCCAAGTCACAGGCACTCTGCCAATAGCCAATGGCGGGACTAATGGCACATCCGCACCAACAGCGGGTGCTGTGCCTTATGGAACAGGCACGGCTTATGCGTTCAGTGCAGTAGGGACATCTGGACAGGTTCTAACATCTTCTGGCTCTGGCGCTCCTACATGGACAACGCCAGCCACAGGCACAGTCACTAGCGTTACGGGAACTGCTCCAGTTGTTTCTAGCGGCGGATCAACACCAGCTATAAGCATGGCAGCAGCTACAGCATCAGTTAACGGCTACCTGACAAGCACTGATTGGAATACGTTTAACAGCAAGGGCAACGGAACTGTTACAAGCGTCAGCGGCACAGGCTCAGTCAATGGCATCACCCTTACTGGGACTGTAACTAGCAGTGGATCTTTGACACTTGGCGGAACATTGTCGGGAGTTAACCTTACAAGCCAAGTTACAGGAGTGTTGCCTGTTGCTAATGGCGGGACAGGAACTTCAACATCTTTCACCACTGGTTCGATCGTGTTTGCTGGTGCATCTGGAATATACTCTCAAGACAATACTAATCTTTTTTGGGATGATACAAACAATCGTTTAGGCGTTGGAACGCCAACCCCTGGCGCAACGATTGATGTCGCTGGCAACATTCGTATGTCGGCAGGAAGCCCCAATATCGAACTTAATAACGGCGGGCCAATGGTGTATAGCCCTGCGGGAAATACATTAAGTTTTGCCACGGGCGGTGGCCCTTCAACTCCACAAGAAAAGTTTCGTATTGGATCGTCAGGTCAATGGGGTATCGGCGGGGCTACTTATGGAACTTCTGGTCAGGTGTTTACCTCTGGCGGCTCCGGTGCAGCGCCAACTTGGACAACACCAACCACAGGCACAGTTACCAGCGTAAGCGGCACAGGTAGTGTTAATGGTATCACGCTTACTGGAACAGTGACCAGCAGCGGAAATATTACGCTTGGCGGAACGCTTTCTGGCGTATCGTTGACATCGCAGGTGTCAGGAACGCTGCCAGTAAGCAACGGCGGAACTGGCGCAACAACACTTACATCTGGCTATCTAGTCAAGGGTAACGGCACATCGGCTGTATCTGCGTCTGTGGTATACGAAACTGGCACAAACATAGGGATTGGCACAACTTCGCCAGTGGAAAAGCTGCGCGTTGAAGGTAACGTAATTGTGCCTATCGCTAAATCATTTTTCTCTTTCACCTCCGACTACGGAGTCGGCACTCCAGACAGCAGCGGCTTGCAGCTTTTTGCTTGTGGTGGCGACAATATCCGTTTCGGCCACCGTTCAGGTGGAACTTTTACAGAACGCACCCGTATAGATAGCAGCGGCAACTTTATTATTAATGCTGGTTCTTTGCAGACAAAGGCTAACGGCAGCACTGCACTTGCAAACGCGCTCAATGACAACGTAGCAATCACCGTCGGCACAGGCTTTATGACTTTTACTGGTGGCGGCGCAGCAGCGCAGCTTGGCGGTATGGTGGCGGGTTCTGATGGACAGAGAGTCGTAATTCTGAACACAACTGGAGGTGGGATTGTCATTATCGGAGAAAGCGGAACTTCGACAGTGGCTAACAGAATTTGGACGCCAGGTTTGGCCCCTACGACTTGGAATAACCTTGGGACAAGAGAATTTATTTATTCTGCTGCACAACAACGCTGGCTTATGATAGGTTCTAGCTCAGTATAATATAAGGAATAAGATATGGCCGTGACCATTAGTAACATAATCCCTGCAAAGACTGCGGAGGCAACACAGGTGACTCAGTATACTGCTGTTGGTGTTCAGACGATCATCGACAAATTCACTGCTACTAATTATTCGGTATCAGCCGCAACGATTAGTGTTAACCTTGTCTCCGCCGCTGGATCAACTAGCAATGATAACTTGATTGTTAAAAGCAAGACGCTCCAACCTAGCGAGACCTATACGTTTCCTGAGCTAGTCGGTCATGTATTGCCTAAAGGCGGATTTATCTCCACTATTGCTGGCACAGCTTCAGCAGTTAACATTCGCGCATCTGGACGGGAAGTATCGTAATGAAAAAGCCAATGATGATCATCGAAGGTTTTGCTGGTCTACGCGAAAGCGAACCATTCATCACCACTGCTGAGAACAAGAAGAACACCAAGATCGTGATCGACGATTGGATGCTTGGCCCAGAAGATCCCAGCAACGAGCGCGGCGCTAATCCTGAATACTGGATTGCATTGGGTAAAGCTATGCAAGTCGATGAAGCAGAGGCTCGTCGGCGCAGATGTTCTAACTGCGAGTATTATGACAACAGCACAATGACCCAAGCAAAGATGGAAAAGATTCCATTTAACGAGTGGGACGTTAATGCTGGCTTCCGTGGCTACTGCCATAAGTTCGAGTTCATCTGTCATGATCTTCGTTCTTGCCAAGCACAAGAAGAACGAGAGTTTGAATTTGACGATTGATTGTGATAAGGTTTTGCCACAGAGCGTTATTAAGCAGCCTGTGGCTTACCATTTTGAGAGATTGAAATGACGGAAAATAACGCAGAACCCAATGCAGACTTAGATTTTAAAAACAGAGTCTCTTTGCCTATAATCCGTCATGCAACTATTGATGATGCGGAGCAGATTGCGTATTTGGGCTGCATATTTCATGAACAGGCGTTCTGGGATGACATTCTAGAATATGACATAGATGACTGCATTGTGTCTCTAGAGGGCTTTATTGGCCAGCCTAATTTTATTTGCATGGTTGCTGAAGTTAATGGCAGATTTGTATCATTCGGTTCACTTGTTCTTAGCCCAGTCTATTTTAACCACTCGCACATCTCTTGTGAGGAATTGTTCTGGTGGGCCGATCCTGAATCGAATTATCCTGGGATTGGCATGAAATTAAAGAAGCGCATGGAAGAAGAAGCTAAACATCGCGGCGCTCTTTCGATACAGATGAAGTCAATTGACGCTTTGAATGGCGAAAGAATGTCGAATCTTTATGTCCGCAATGGATATAGACCAAGTGAACACTCATTTATAAAAAGGCTAGTTTAAGATGGCTCTTGGAACAGCGGCAGCAATTGCCCTTGGCGTTGGCGCACTAGGTAGCGCGGCTATTGGCGCAAGCTCAGCAAGTAAGGCTGGTAAGGCTCAAGTAGCTGCCGCTGATGCTGGAGCAGCAGAGCAACGCGCAGCGCGGGAAGAAGTGCGGACACTGCTCCAGCCATATGTTGCTGCTGGTGGCCCAGCCCTTCAAGCTCAGATGGCTGCTCTTGGTCTTTCTGGCCCAGAAGCACAACAGGCTTATGTAACTCAGCAAGAGCAAAGCCCTATCTTCCAAGCGTTGCGACAGCAGGGTGAGACATCTATTCTGCAAAACGCATCAGCTACTGGCGGACTTCGTGGCGGCAATATTCAGGCGTCATTAGCGCAGTTTAGCCCTGCATTACTTAATCAGTTTCTTGAGCAGCAATATGGTAAACTAGGCGGAATGACTTCGCTTGGTCAGCAATCGGCTGCTGGCGTTGGAACTGCTGGTATGCAATCTGCTACAAGCATTGCTGGTCTATTGGGCGAAGCTGGCGCTGCAAGGGCTGGTAGTGCATTAGGGGTTGGCAAGGCCATCAGTGGGCCATTCAATCTATTGTCAACGCTAGGCGGTATGTCTGCATCTAAATCGATGGGCTTCTAAAATGGTTCAACCTTACGATTATTCACTTGGCACACCATCAACTACAGAATCATTTCTGGCGGGTGTGCAGTCATATCAAAACCAG